TTAATGACTCCATGTTGCGCGGCGTCTGATGAGTATGCCATTGTTAAAGGTAAGACGGATACTGGATTTAAAATCCTGGGAATACCATTTTACCTGCAAAACATCGACGGTTTGATCTCCCGTCTGCTGACGCTCAGAGGTGTGCACTTCGTGCTCCTTGCCGAGAATCGCCACAACCTGATCATAACTCATCCCTTCCTGGAGCTGATTATACATGTCCTCGGTGACGAACGTGATAGTCGACATATCCACATATTCACCGTTGCCATTATACATCGATCCGTCTAAGGCAAGGCCGCCTTCGTTAGGGAGCGTTGCTAAAGCGTCAAACCAATACCAGATGCCGTCTTCCGCTTGGATCCACTCATTTTGGGCAAAATTCCCGTTGTCTTTTAGATAAAACCACAGGTTCTTATCGGTACTCACACCGTAATCATCATTGTAGGTGTGGGTCCATGTACCGGCCTGGGCGGTCATCGGCAGAAGTACGGAGGCTGTCAGGATTGCGCAAAACACTTTTATTTTTCTCATTTATTTTTCCTCCCGCTATATACGTTATGTTGGATAATGGATATGTCCGGCTTCAGACAGCCAGTGTGATTCGTTTCATCCCCGTCAGGAGGAACGCTGCGAAAGGAGCCAGAAATACCTCGTAGGAGCTATCCTATTCACCATCGGAGAGATAGTGCCCGCACTCTTTTTTGCGTAAATACAAAAAACCAACAATCGCCCGCAGACCGGCCCGCGGCCCACCGCATTCCACAAAAAAACCGGCCCCGGTGCGTCACTTGCGCCGGAGCCGATCAAAAAGGGGAGGATAAGTATTAATTACAAAAATCACCCTGAAAAGTAACGTTTTTACGTTGTTTTTCTAAAATTTGTGACTAACGTGTGACTAACCGTTCACAATTATCCCAAATGCTTTTTAATGCTTTGGCACTTTTATTTTATGAATTTGCTTGCGCAATGTGTCTAAAGTGCGGTGCCCATAGGTCTTATTGGTGATATCATTCCCAAAGGAATGGCCCAGCATACGCTTTCGATCGTTCTCATTTACTTTATAATCCTCGCATAATTTAGAAAATGTATGCCGACAGTCATGAGGTGTATGATGGGCAATCCCCAACTGGCTCAATAGGTTTCTCTCATCCAGGTGCTTACGGAAAGTCTGATCACTGGTAAGTATGCATCCATCCCGTTCCATTCGGCGTTTAACTAACGGGAGGATGGCGGTGTGGATAGGTACCACACGGTTCTTGCTATATTTGTTTTTAATTCCACCCCGAAAATATTTTTCTTCAATATTGACTTCCATGGTTTTATATGCGGCAATTCGAAAACCCGAATAGCACATGATTAGAAGAAATTCCACATCTTCATCATCCTGGTTGTTCCATAATATCTTTAGGTCATCATCTGTAAACGGTTCGCCATGTTTCTCATTATCAGGCTTGTTGATTTTCAAATACAATGAGCAATCTTCATCTACCAGATGATAAATTTTTGCATATGCGTACATTTGATGGAGCAGATTAATCACCTGTTCAAGGCTTGCATAGCTAAGAGGGCAATCATCAATTAGTTTCTGCAGGTCATCATACCTGAGAGAACGAAATGTTTTGTCATGTAGTGTCTTGCAGCGCTTAAATGCACCCCTGGTAGCGTTTAAGGTGTGCGGTGAGTAAGTCCGGCTTTGATCGCGTTCAAACTTGTAGGCATACCAGTCGTTATAGATGTCCTTGAAGGTTTTTTCTTTATCTTCTTTGTCCGGATTTCTAAAGCGATTGTAGTCAGCCAGGATTTTCTGAGACAAACCTTTTAGGTCATTCGTATCTTCTATTTCAATGTTTTTTTCAAATCCGGGGTAATATGTACCGCTTTTAAGCGCTACCAAGACTGTAAAGCCTTTTATCCATGCGTCCACGTAGCAAAGGGATGGTGGCCGAAGTGGAGCGCCGTTTTTGGTAAATTCAGTAGTTGGAGGGTGGACGGCATAAGGATTACGGCGGTTTTTCCCAAGATAACGGATAGTCCCAAAGCCATTAGGGAGCTTAGGGTATTTAGTACGTTTGGCCATTATATCAGTCCTTTCCTGAAAAATGAGTAAAAAAATACAACCCTTGCCAGGACGCTCCAGGAATGATATAATTCTATTGATCAGATAGATTTGTCATTCCCGGTACATCCGGCGTGAGAATCTATGTCAAAGCTCTGGGAGTTCGCAGCTCCTGGGGCTTTTTTCTATTACAATAGATAAGCTCCGATAGTTTTTCCGATTTGAATAATGTCACTTGCTCCAGAAAATTCAAATTTCACTTTTCCGAGGCCACTAAAATAAATTTCCAGTTCACTGTCCATGTCCAGTACCCCAGCTGTCTCTACAGAGAAAGCCTGTACCTTAGAGTAAGGGAGAGAAGTAAAGTCTTTTTTCTTTCCAGTCATACCCTGTACATTTACAGATATTGCCCGTTTGTTGGTGAATACCACATAATCCCGTAACCCTTTATAACAGCTGATGATTTCCTCGCCGGTGATGAATAAGGCTTCCACATCTTTTGCAGCAGAGTTGTCTGCTTTCTTTAGTTTAAATACGCTTCCATTTTGAAAATCAATCATAGTGTATCCTCCCTCTTGTATGTGTTTTATTAAAAAGCCAGTGGCTATTTTAAGCTTTTCTTAACGCGGTCCATCAGTAGCTCCGGATTCTATACTGGAATCTCCAGCGTTTGATGTGCCGCTGTTTGCGCTGGATTGATCAGAGCTGCCTCCATCATCATCATCGGTATGTGGATTGTAATTAGGAATCCAAGCTCCATCCGATCCAACGTAGTATCCTTTTGGGGTATATATGTTAGAGAACATAGCGCCGTCACTTCCGAGAAAATACCACTTTTCATTATCAAGTATCCAACCTGTTTGCATTATGCTGTTATCATCGAAATGATACCATTCACCGTCATCTATGATCCATTCAGATTTAGCAGGATTGCCGTCATCTTTGATGTATTTCCATGTAGGTCCTTCGGCCTGCCATTGACCAGCAAAGGCTGTTATTCCCATGGATACGGACGCAATGACAGTAGCAAATGCAATTTTCATGTTTCGCATAACATACCTCCTAATTGTTGTATATATTCACACATATCTAACTGCTCGCCGTAAGAAAGGGAGTTTAGAGAACGAATATAAAGGCCCTTACGTTCCTGCTGGGCTTTGGAAAGCAGCTCTAAATCATATACATCTATTCCGATATAAAACTGTAATATTTCATATTTCAAATTTTCAAGACGGTACCGAATCACTTGCCGTGGAACCATAAAAGTGTTGGAGGCAAGTCGGATAAACTCCTGCACCGTTTGAAAAGTAGGATGCAACCCAAGAACCTCATGTAACATTGGAATGAATATTCGATGTGGCACAAAAAATTCAGCACTGCCTTCGTTTGCCTGCCATTCCAGAAAAGGGTTTTGCTTTGCCGTCACCTCATCGTAGCAATTAAAAGTCTTTTGTCCAGTATGCCTATGTAGCCCTAAATGCATTGTTTCATGACCGCAGTCAAAATTTTGCTCGAGCGGGGAACGTTTGGTGTTTAATAGGATTACATCTGGATCTGGCGCTTCTGCAATGGCAGCCATTCCTCTGAGACCATGGGTTTTGAAGGGGATGGCCTTCAGCTTTATTCCAAAGCTATTGTATTCTTGTACAAGATTAATACCATATTGATCTTTTCGAAAGATCATGAAACGTTTGATTCGCGCGACATCACTGTATAATTGCTTTTTACAGTTCTGTTCCAATTATTTTTCTCCTCTTAATCTCTTTATGGTATCTATGGCAAGACGAATATCGTCAGGATCAATACCACTATCTTGGGCCTCTTGTGCGTAGGAGAGATATATACCTTTGAGATCGCTGTAAGGCTTCTTTTTTTCTTCTGGCACATTATCTCTTCCAGTCATTAAATAATCTACAGTAACCCCAAAATAATCAGCTATTTTTTGCAGCTTGTCCTGCTTTGGGGTACTCCTACCTCGTTTCCAATCACTAAGAGTTGTTTGGGCTATGCCAGTTTCTTTAGATACCTTGTATGGAGTTACATTATACTTTTCCAATAATTGCGCAAAAATCTCATACATATTTTGTTCACCTTTCACAAAAAAGCAAATTTTACTAAAGATATGCGAATTACTATTGACTGCACCGCATATCTGTAGTATAGTATGAGCATACAGAACAAATGAGAATCAACGAGATCTGTATACTACGGAAATGTTATTACTTTGTCTGGTAAACTTAGTATATCACATTTCCGTAGTAATTTCAATACTAAACAAGGAAAGGTGGTGTATTTTTTTGTACGAAAAATTTGAGAGGTTACTAAGGGAACGAAACCTCACGCCCTATCGTGTATCTCGTGACACAGGGATTGCACAGTCATCTCTTTCAGATTGGAAACGGGGTGTTAGCAAGCCTAAGGTGGACAAGTTACAGGTACTTTCGGATTACTTCGGTGTCCCACTCAAATACTTTCTTGATGAGTGAAAGAACATATGTTCTGTATGGTTCTATGTTACATCGGAAATATGAAAGTGTCAATAGGAGGGGGATGGAAAAGAGAAAGGAGGGTGGGAATGTGCGAACGAGTTAGAATGCCAGTTGCCGCAAGGGAATTAGGAATGTCAGTACAAGCCGTCCGGGAACATATGCGCAGGGGATTGTTTGACATTGGTGATTACATTCCAAAGGAAAAGACTGGCAAGAAACAAGATGAGTTTCATGTATACCGTCCCAAATTAGATCGACATCTTGGACGTATACGGGAGGAAGGACAGCCGCAGTGACTGAGGCCGCAGTTCAGAAAAATATGTTGCTAGATCGAAGTGTGGCGAGGAGGTGAATAGAGTGATCAAGGTTATGAATGATCCTGGTTATGACGAGCTGCAGGAAGAGAACACCTGGCTGCGCGGGAGCCTGCGGGAGGCCCGGCGGGGGCAAGAGAGCGCGGAGCGTATGGCGCTGATGTGTATGGTGCTGTTCGCGGCGTCTGGGACGCTGCTGGCGTTGACATGGGGCGGGATTATTGTGGTGTGAGAGGAGGCAATCATGAAGAGAGAGCAGATGGAGGCTATTGCAGCCAAAGCGGCGCGGCTGGCCATAAGCACACTGGACGATGAGGACAAGCAGTTCTGGGAAGAGATAGGGCTGGATCCGTACCATGAGTATCTGGATCAGCTGTGGGCAGGTGACACCTTGTGCCTGCGGAGTTGGATCGGCCAGGAGATTGAGGCGGGCTGCCGGGAGGCAGTGGAGATCATGAAGATGTGGATCCGGGCAGAACTGCCGGTGGCGTGAAAGGGAGGTATATATGGCAACATTCATTGAAATTAATGCAGACATTTTCAACGTTGATAAAATTCAGGCGATTATTCGCAGAGATGAGAAGAACCGTCTGGGATACGACAATGGAGTTTACCTTCTCGAAATTCATATGGAAGGGGGCATCGGTTCCATGTCGAAAGCCTATTCATCTAAGAAGTTTCGTGATGATGATTTTGTGAAGGCCAGAAAGCAGTTGATGGGAAATAGTCGTACAAAAAAAGAACCCCAGACGGAGGCAACCGTCCGGGATTCCAGTAACTAAAAAGTGATCTTACAGCCCCTATTATACGGGGAAAATCGGAGGAAATCAAGATGGAAGATAAAAGTTTTCGCAGCCTGGTATTATTGCAGGAGCTCGTAGCCAAGAGAGCCAGAGAAGGAGCGGAGTACTCCTCTGAAAAAGAGGCATATCACTGGGTGATGGAAGAGATCGCACAACTGATGGCAGAGATTGTTCTGGAGGATTGAGACTATGATGATAAAAGCAAAGGATCTTCAGCCCGGCCAGGTGATCCGGGTGGAGTATGGGGACTATGGAAATTGGCAGAAGTTCTGTGTTGAGGCCATTAAACGGACAGAGAGCAGGCTCGTCACTTATGTACATAGCTGTGACTGCAGCCCGATAAAGACAGATTTCTCATTTCGGTTGGATGAAGAGGTGGAGGTGATCGTAGGTGAAAACGCTGAATTTTAGAACATTGACTGCCGGAGAGATTGATTGCCGGATCGCTACAGTAAAAGAGTCCGGCATTTCCCTTCTGCTCTATAAAGACGCACGGGTGGACCAGAACATTCTGGATGAGGTGGTGGGACCGATGAACTGGTCCCGCTCCCACCAGCTGATCGGGGACCGGCTCTACTGTACCGTGTCGATCCGGGATGGAGAGACAGGGGAATGGGTGGCCAAGCAGGATGTCGGGACAGAGAGTTACACAGAAAAAGAGAAGGGACAGGCCTCCGACAGTTTTAAACGCGCCTGTTTTAACTGGGGGATTGGGAGGGAGTTGTATACGGCCCCCTTCATCTGGATTGGCCGGACGGACTGCAGCATTCTGGAGGCAGTGGATTCAAGAGGACAGAAGCGGTACACCTGCTATGATTCATTTCATGTTACCCAGATCGGTTACGATGAGAACCGCAACATCAACGCGCTGGTAATCAAAAAGGATAAAGGCGGCAAAGTTGTCTATACCTTGGGGCAGAAGCAGCCTGCGAAGGCGGAATCACCGGTACCTTCCACTTCTGATCCGGGCCGTATAACCCAGGCGCAGATCAAAACACTCCTGGAAACCGGAAAGAAAAAGAAGGTGAACCGGGCGTCCATCTGCGCGACCTTTGGCGTGAAAACGATGGAGGAAATGACGACAGAACAGTTTAAGGAATGCATGTCCCGGTTCCAGGGACTGCCGGATCAGGAGTAACACATGGAGGCGGCGGGCATTTTGAAAACGGTATCCAGGGACTGGCAGTCTGGGAAATTTCTTTTGACCTTTGAGGTGGAGGGGGATATCACGCGGCAGTTGGAGGGAATCCGGGAGCAGCGGCTGTCCATCGTGGCCAGGCGATTCCGCAGGAAGCGGAGCCTGGACGCCAATGCCTATTACTGGCAGCTGCTGTCCAGGCTGGCAGAGTCTGCAGGAATCTCCAAGAACCGGGCGCATAACCTTATGCTGCGACGTTATGGGCAGACTGAGACGGTCGATGGCCGGATGATCTATGTGGTGGTGCCGGATGATGATTCCGGCGAGGAGAAAGCCCTGGAAGCGGAAACCTATCACATCAAACCGACGTCGGAAGTGAAACAGGCAAGGGATGGCGCTGCATTCCGTACATACATCATGTTGAGAGGTTCCAGCACCTATGATACCCGTGAGATGTCTGAGTTGATCAACGGCCTGGTGTCGGAGTGCCGGGAAATGGGGATCGAGACCATGACGCCGGATCAGCTGGCGGAGATGATGGCTTTGCATGAACAGCACTGAAAGAAGGAACGTCCATGAAAAAGCTGTACAGCGTTTTGACGGATGATATGGAGCACTGCATAATTACCGGGGATTGCAACGTGGAACGGCACCATGTGTTCAATGGTTCAAATCGGACACTGTCGGAACGGTACGGTTTTATTGTACCGCTTCGGCCGGACTGGCACAACATGACCCCATACAGTGTCCATATGGATCAGCAGTTTGACCTGAGCCTGAAGCGGAAAGCCCAGGCGTATTATGAAAGCCACTATGGCAGCCGGGAGGAGTTCCGGCAGACATTTGGCAAGAGTTATTTATAAGAGACAGGGAACAACGGTATGCTTTGCTTTTAATATGTCACGATAGGACCGTAAAGTATACTTTCTGATTTTTCAGCGCCCGGCGGGTCCTCCTGCCGGGCAGAAAGGAGGGCACATGGGGAAATCCCAAAGGGAGAAGGGCAAACGCGGGGAACGCGAGCTTGCCGGCCAGCTGCGGGAGTATGGCTATGACTGCCGCCGGGGCCAACAGTATTGCGGCCGCAGCGGCCCCGCCGATGTGGTAGGCCTTCCGGGGATTCACATCGAATGCAAACGAGTTGAGCGGCTGAATCTGCATGACGCCATGGATCAGGCGGTGCGGGATGCCGGGGCTTTACCTGAGGATGGAAGGCCGTTCCCCGCGGTATTCCACCGCCGGGATCATGAAGAATGGCTGGTTACAATGCGGTTGGAGGAGTGGATCCACCTGTACCGCGAATGGGAATCCGGCCGGGAACTGGGGTGATTCAATGAATTACATTGCTGAGATCAAGGCGTTTTACGATACGCTCGAACTAAACCCGCTGCCCTCACCCGCCATCGCCTTATGGCACGCGCTGATGTCCATAGCGAATAAAACGGGTTGGCAGGAAGAGTTTACGGTAGCAGTATCAGTCCTGGTGCTGAAATCGGGACTAAACGCACAGGCAATCAAACGGGCCAGGAACCGGCTGGAGCAGGATGGGTACATTTCCTGGAGATCCAGGGGAGGGAATCAGGCTGCGATTTACCAGGTGCATTCGCTTGTGGTACGTTCTGTGGTACAAAATGAGGGTACGATTTGTACCACAAAGTGTACCGAAAATGTACCACAGACCGAACCACAGAGTGAACCACAACCTGTACCACAAAGTGTACCTATTAATAAACATAAACATAAACTAAACAAAACTAAAAAGAAAGGTACTAACGTACCTCAAGAAAGTGTGGACGGATTTTTCGAAGCGCTTTGGAAGCTTTACCCGGTCAAGAAGGGGAAAGGCGCGGTTTCAGACACCCAGAAGCGGAAGCTGTTTGGAATCGGCCTGGAGGAGTTGGCGCGGGCCGTTGAACGCTATTGTGCGGAAATGCAGGGCAGTGATGTGCGGTACTGGAAGCATGGCAGCACGTTTTTCAACAGTGGCTATGTGGATTATCTGGATGATGAGTGGGCAAAGTCCCACCAGGAGGCCATCCTGCCGGACGCGGTGGAAGCACAGGAGGAGGCAACGGTTGATTACGGATGGGAGGATGACTGAGGAACGTCTGGATTTGTTCAGGAGGTGAGCGTGTGAGATACGAGTTTAAGGAGCAGGACGCATGGGATCTGGTGCGCTTTCTTGGAATCCAGGGGAAGCAGCGGGGAGATGAGCTGCAGCTGGCGGAGTGCCCTTACTGTCACGGCGGGAAGAACCGGAAGGACAAAGGCTCTTCCGCCATCAACCTGCGGACTGGGCAGTTCAAATGCCTGCGGCAGAGCTGCGGAGTTCAGGGAAATATGCTCACACTGGCCCGGGATTTTGGATATACGCTGATTCCTGAGGCCGAGGCGTCCACCAGGAGCAGAACGACATATAGGACCTTGAAAACACCAAAGGAGCCGATCCGGCCCAAGCCGCCGGCGGTGGCATACCTGGAAAGCCGCGGGATCTCCCGCCGTGTGGCGGAGCGGTATGAGATCACGGTGCAGACAGAGCACCCCAATGTACTGGTATTCCCCTTCTACGACGAGAATGGGGATATGCAGTTTGTGAAATACCGCAAGACGGATTTTGATAAGGCCAGGGACAAGAACAAGGAGTGGTGCGAGGCAGGAACCAGGCCTATCCTGTTTGGGATGAAGCAATGTGTGGATTTCGAGACTCTGGTGATTACGGAGGGGCAGATTGATTCCCTGTCCGTGTCGGAAGCCGGGGTAAAGAATGCAGTTAGCGTTCCGACCGGGGCCCGAGGATTTACCTGGGTGCCGCATTGCTGGGAATGGGTGAGAAAGTTCCGAAAGATCGTGGTATTCGGTGATTTTGAGAAGGGACATATGAGCCTGCTGGACGAGCTGCGGCAGCGTTTTCCAAACCCGGTCTACCGTGTAGAAGAAGCCGATTATCATGGCTGTAAGGACGCCAATGAGCTGTTATGCAAGCATGGAGCTGCCGCGGTGAAGACGGCGGTGGAACGGGCAAAGCCGGTGCCGGTCCGAAGGGTGAAGCCGCTTACAGAGGTCAGCCGGGTGGAGATTTATAAGCTCCCGAAGCTGAAAACCGGGCTCTACCAGCTGGATCGGCTGCTGGGCGGGGGCCTGTACTTTGGACAGGTGGACATCATTGCAGGGAAACGCGGGGATGGGAAGAGCACACTGGCGGGCCAAATGATGGCCAACGCGATGGACCAGGGGTATAAATGTTTCGTGTATTCCGGGGAGCTGCCGGATTATCTGTTCAAGGCCTGGCTGGACTTCCAGGTGGCAGGGCCGGCAAATGTGGTTGAGAACTACCGGGAAGACGGGAGTGTCAACCGGTTTGTGACCAACAGCAATATGGACCGGATGAACGCCTGGTACCAGGATAAGTGCTATCTTTATGACACGGGGATAATTGATGATGATGAACCTGAGGATCTTGTGAAAACCATCCGCAGCGCGATTATGCAGTATGGGGTCAGGGTGATCCTGATCGACAACCTGATGACGGCCATTGACCTGGATGTGGACGAGAACACGGAGAAGTATGACCGGCAGTCCCGGTTTGTGAAGAAGCTGGCGCGGCTGGCCATGCAGTATGAGGTGTTGATCCTGTTAGTGGCCCACCGCCGTAAAAATGGATATACGAACGATACCAACGACGAGGTAAGCGGATCGGCGGATATCACGAACCTGGCTGGGATTGTGATGAGTTATGACCGGGACAAGGAGCTTCCTCCAACGCAGCGGCGCCTGGTGGTGTCCAAGAGCCGTCTGATGGGGAAGCTGTGTCTGGACGGATATGTGATGGATTATGACGAGCGGTCAAAACGGATCTATGGATTGGGTGATGAGTTGAACCGTGAGTTTGGATGGCAGAAGGCGGAGACATTCGAACCGGCGGAGGGGATGGTGCCGTTTGATGAGGAGATCAGTTTTGAGTAGGAGATATGGATGGACAATGAGACAGTGGCAGCAGTGCTGAAAGAGGCACAGCGGTTTTGGCTTAAGTGGAGGGACCGGGTACCGGCGCGGGATTCTGAGCAGTGGGATGAGTTGTCGAGCGAGGCGGGAATGATCAAACAGAAACATGGGACCTGGATGATCAGAAAGTGGGAAGGCCCGACGCCGACCATGGAAGAGGAGCCTGTGGCGGCGCCGATTGTGAATTGGTTCATGGATGAGCTGGAGGCCCGGGAACGGGCGGCATATGGGAAGGAGAAGCGGAATGCGTAAAGCGAATCGAATCATGATGGTACAGAACATGGTGAACACGCTGGCAGAGAGCGTGAAGGAGTATGAGAATTTCGAAGTGAGGAATGGCCGCGGGCCGTTGTACAACGAACTTGATATGTATCACACCAAGGAATCGATCAGACGCCGGATCACGCAGGCCAGGGCGGAATTGCTGCAGTTGGAGAAAGAGTTGTAGAGCGGAGGTGAAAGGGATCGATGATCAATGTGGGCGATACAGTGACCTGGGAAAGCCAGGCACAGGGAAGTTGGAAAGAAAGATCGGGAAGGTAATTGCAGTTGTGCCGCCGGGGGAAAGCGCCCTGGGATGGGTACCGGCAGAAGCCAAGAAAAGCCATGTCAAGTTTGAAGTGGACATCTACCTGAAGGGGGACCGAGCGGTGGTGGCGGTGCCGGCGGGAACATATGGAGGGCTGACACATTATTATGCGCCGCGGGTGTCGGTTCTGGAGAAAAGGATGGAGGAATGTACATCATGAATATTCCATTGCACTATCCCGGTAGCAAGAAGAGGATTGCACCATGGATTATTCAGTACATGCCGCCCCATCACAGCTACTTGGAGCCGTTTTTCGGTGGTGGTGCGGTATTGTTTGAAAAGTGTCCGGCGCCGATAGAGACGGTCAATGATCTGGATGATGATGTAGTCAATTTCTTTCGCGTGTTACAGGATGTAGAAAGCCGGGAACAGCTATGTGCATGGCTTGATTATACGCCCTATGCTCGATCTGTATATGAGGAATCCTTCACGAATCCATCAAGAACGCCAGTGGAGCGGGCTGCATACTTTGCAATCAGATCATTACAGAGCCATGGTTTCCGGATAACAGAGAAATGTGGATGGAAGAAGGATGTGTATGGCCGGGAGGCTGCTTATGCGGTCCGCTACTGGAACGAGCTGCCGGCTGCGTTGGCAGAGATGGCGGAACGCCTGAAGCAGGTACAGATAGAGCACCGGCCAGCCTTGGAACTTATCAAAGCATTCAACCACTCGAATGTTTTGATTTATGCAGATCCGCCCTACGTGCTGTCAACTCGTGGACGAAAACAGTATCGGCATGAGATGTCAGATCAGGATCATAGGGAATTGTTAGAGGCATTGTGTGAGAGCCGGGCTAAGGTTATGCTGTCGGGATATGAGTGCCCTCTGTATGAGGAATATCTGTCAGGATGGCATAAAGCACAGATTGGAGCCAGAGCGCAGCACAATTTGCCTCGGGTGGAAACACTCTGGATGAATTATGAGCCTGACAAGCAGATCTGCCTGGGAGATATGTTGGCGTACACAGATTGATTGGGAAAATCGTTATTTTCAGGAGGAAGATTAATGAAAAATTATGAACTTATTTCACTGTTGATGGAGTTACCATCAGGATACAATGTGGAAGTAGTGCAGACACAGGACGTAAAGGACTTAGGGGAAATCAATGACATGGTAAGTTTGTCTGGAGACATTGTAGATATTGATGCGTCGGATACTTCTAAGACGATCACTTTACTAACTTAA